GGAGCAGGATCGAGCGAGCGTCGCCGGCGGTCGACGTCAGGAATGCGAGCGGTTCGGGTCGTGCCGCCTGGGCCGGGACCAGCGCCGACCAGGTCTCGACGTCGCGTTGGGTCCTGACCTCATCGAATGGCGCCAGGTCGATCGACTCGCCGCGGATCGCCTGGCGCGCCTCCCGCGATGCGACGTTGTACTCGCGATGCCGGCCGGCGATCGCGGAGCGGATCCCGAGATAGGTCGTGATCGACAGGCCGCCTCGAGCGGCCGGCCCTAGGCGCCGAGCCATCGGTCGTAGATCCGACGCGATCGCGCGGTACGGGATCCGCGCCTGTTTCTTGTCGAAAGCCAGGCCGACGATGGTCGACCAGTCCGGGAGCTCGTGAGCCGTGAGCGCCCAGCCGACGAGCCCGCGAACCGTGACCGTTTTGCCGGACTGGCGCCCTTCGCTGAAGAGATAGATCCGATGCAACAGCCGACCGTCGGCGCCGACGACGAGCGCCCGATTGACCGCCCGTTGCTGAGCCCGGCCCAGGGTGAGCCCGAGCTCGCGCCGGGTGTACTCGACAACGTCGGGTCCCCAGGATCCCGCGACGCCGGCCGGGAGCGGAGTCTGCCAGCGCGGGACGGGATAGCCTCGAGCTCGTCGCTGTCGCGCCGGCGCCGGGTTACGTGTCACGGCCGGCGATCTACGTCTCGAGCTCAGCCGTAGTCGACGCGGCGTGACCGCGGACCGCGCCTCGAGCTCGTCGTCGACCGGCTCGGCTCGGGTGGCGGGGTGAGCTCGAGCCCGATCCGTCGACGCGCGTCGGTCGTGAGCCCGAGCTCGCCGGCGAGCTCGAGCGCCAGGCCCCATAGCTTCAGGCGATCGCCGAGCGCGACCTTCGCGCCTGGGAGCGGCCTACCGTCCAGGCCGTCGCCCGGCGACGGACCGCCGGCGAGCTCCGCCAGGACGTCGCGGAGCATGACCGCGGCGAGCTCGTCGGCCGCGTACAGCCAGGTCGCCGCCCGGATCGCCTCCCCGTACGCCTCGAGCGGCGAGCGCTCGAGCAGCGCGACCCGCTCGTCGCTGGTCAGCTGTCGCGCCTCGACCCGCCGCATCCGCCGATGCGACCGCCCGACGTCCTGGGCCCGGTCGCCGGCGGCCGGTTCAGCCATCGCCGGCGACGTTCGGGCGGGATCCGTGCAGCACCGGATCCCGCCGGGTCAGTCTGTCATGGTCGGCCCCAGGCGGGGCACCATTCCGCGCGGCCGGCCCAAGGAGCGAGCCGGCGCGTTCTGAGAAAAAAACGGGTGGGGTCGCGAGGGTGGCACGGACGCGCGGCGGCCGAGCCCCGGCCTTCGTGTTGCAGCGGATCCCCTCGAGCCTCAGGTTCTCGAGCTCGTCGGTCCCGCCTCGAGCTCGAGCGATGACATGCCCGATGGACAGCGGGCCGCATCCACCGATCGCATGGACCGATGCCCGACAGCCTGGCCCGTCCCGCTCGAGCAGGAGCCGTTTGACCTGGACACGTCGCCAGGCCGAGCGGCGAAGGTCCAGGGTCACGGATCCCGGAGTAGGAGCAGCGCCAGGACCAGGCCGGCGGCAGCGCCGAGCATGAACACGCCCAGGCCGACGACGGCCAGGTACAGCGTCTGGACGTCGGTCACGTGAGCCCGAGTGTTCGCGAGACGATGAACCGATCGACGTCGGCCGCCTGGTAGCGGCGATCGCCTCGAGCGTTGATCGTGAAATACGGCAGCTGGGTCGCATGCAGCCGCTTCAGGGTCCGGGGTGACACGCCGAGCCTGGCGGCCGCCTCGGTGGCGGTCATCGCCTGGGTGGCGTCGCGGAGGGTTGTGCTCATGTTGTCCACGGCCTCCGGTGAGCGTGGTGCCCGATCGCGCTCGAGCGGTTGTCCACCGTTTCCACACGATGATGATTGCTAGAGAATCCGAATCGGGGGGTCCGGGGGGTGAAATCGAACGGATGATCGGGCCCGGCCGGCGAGGGGGTCGACGCGGCCGGACCCGATCGGGTCATGCGGGATCGAGCTCGTCGACGTCGAGCTCCGGGCTCGTGAGCTTGACGAGCATCGGCCACTCGGACTCGAGCTCGACCCGGAGCCGATCGCGAGCGTGGCCGGCGAGCTCGTCGTCGCCGTTGCGATAGCAGCGCTCGAGCTCTTCGATCCGATCGGCCAGGACGTAGCGCGCATAGTTGCGGGCTCGCCTGGCGCGCTCGGTCAACGTGCGTCGCTGCGAGGGGGTCATGGGTTTGGGTTGACGCCCTGGGTCGACGACGCGCGGCCGTCGATCGATGGCGCCGCGGGATCCGCCGGCGAGCTCGCGCTCGACACGATCCCAAACAGACTCGTCAGGACGAGCAGGATCCACGCCAGGAGCCGCGGGACCGTATCCATCGGTCATCGGTCCCAGGCCCGGATCGGCTGCGCCCACAGGTCCGCCGGCAGCCGCCAGGCGAACCGGATCCGGGTCGAGCGCTTGGCTACCGTCCCGGCGTGCTCGTCGTCGAGCAGCTGCGCGACGAGCCGCGCCAGGGACCGGACGTTGTGCCAGCGATACGGGAGCTCGGCGTCCTCGAGCACGGTCCCGTCCGGCTGAAGCGATCGCCAGGAGACGATCCACCATCCGCGGCGGGTCATCGGACCCGAGCTCCGGTTGCCGCCGGCGCGATCGCCGCCTCTAGGGTCAGCTGGTCGCAGCTGTGCGCCACCTTCGGCGCCCTGGTCCGGAGCGCGAGATTCGTCGCTCCGTCGCTGTCGCGGGTCAGCCTGGCGCCGAATCGCGCCTCCAGCTGGACGTACTCCCCGCACGTCGGGCAAATCAGCGTGACGGTCGCCACGTTCGGCGCCTGAAATCGGAGCGCCGGGACCGGGTCCGGCGCGTGCTCGGCCGAATCTCGCGGCGCCCGCATCCGGGCATGCTCTTCGGGGGTCATCGGTCGCCCCAGGCCGCGCGGAGCTCGGCCTCGGTGCAGTCGCAGAGTCCCGCGTCGTGCATCGCCTCGTGAGCCTGGACGGTCAGGTCGGATCGATGATCCGACGTCCGTCGGCCGCCGGCGTGCGCCCGACACGGGCACGGGGTCCGGCGATCGCGTTCACCTACGCGCCGCTCGACCCGCGCGTCGGTCCACTCGGCCGCCTGAAGCGTTGCCAGGCCGCGCCGCGTGAGCTCGACAGCGAGCTCGGGGTCGATCGGATCCCGCTCAGCTGCGACGAGCTCGGCGGGTGGGGTGAGCTCGCGCTCGAGCTCGGAGTCTCGGGTCGGTTGCATGGGCCGACCTCCGCGGACGGGTCGCACGTTGACGGGTCATCGAGCTCGGCCGGTCGGCGACCCGTCAGGACTCCGGGCCGGCCGAGCTCCGTCGCGGATCCTACGGCGCCGGCGTGCCGTGCGTCGAGTGCCCATTAGTACCGTGCGGGTTGGGTGGCGCCCCGATCGCGTCGAGCCGCGCGTGCGCCGCCTGGGTGGCCCGCTCCGCCGATGCCGATGCCGCGGCCGGCGCCAGGCCAAAGATCGCGCCCAGCGCGAGCAGCGCGAGCTCGCGGAGCGGCTGCAGCTGCTCGGCGGTCAGGAACAGGACGTTTTGAGCGACGGTCGCGAACACGAACGCGAGCACCACGACGGCGCCGACGATCGCGGCCACGATCGGCCCGTAGCCTCCGAGCGGACTGCTCATTGTGCCCTCCTGGGGATGCCCAGGCCGCCGGCCCAGCGATCCCATTCCTCGAGCCGGCCCTCGAGCTTGGCCGCCTCGAGCTCCGGTTGCGACGGTCCGGGGTCGTCGTCCGGTCGCGGGGTCGGATTCGCGACCTGTGCTCGCGGGACCCAAACCTGGGTTTTCCTGACCTTGCCGTCGGAGTATCCCGCCGGCGTGTCGACGACGACGGCGTAAGCGTCGGCCTGGGCGCCCAGGTAGTCAGCGACGAGCTCAGCCGACAGGGTCAGCCGGCGATCGGTCGCGCCTGGGTCGTTGTACAGCGGCGTCCCGGCCGGGAGCCGGATCGTGTGCCCCGTCCGGAGCGTCGTGTTGACGTAGATCGCCATTGATTGCTGCCTCCCAGCTGCGAACGCGCCCGAGCTCCACATGGCCCGGATGATCGACGACGGCGCCGCCCACTCGCCGCCGAACCCGTCGGGCGCCAGGGGGTCATGCCAGCCCCAGGCGCCGGTCGTGTGGCGACCGGCGAGCGTCGCCATATGGCCGCCGGTGAACTGCGGCGACCAGCGGCGGAGCTCGTCGGGCAGCAGCCCATAGTCCAGCGGGACCGCGATCGCGTATCCATCGCCGAGCAGCTGATCGACGGCCGCCCGCTCGCGCCGAGCGGTGACGGTCCCGATGCCGAATCTCGACTCGAGCGCGCGCCGGATCCGGGTCGGATCGCAGCCGCCCGCGTGGGGATAGCCCGCGGCGGTCCGGATGACGTGCGCGGTCGCGAGGGTCGGTGCCGCGGCGCCGGCCCAGCCGGCCACCATCGCCGCGGCGCACGGCGCGCAGCAGATCCAGGGTCCAGGCTCGCGTTCGGAGACGAACCGGAACCCGTCGAGCTCGACGGGCCCGGAGCCGACGACCGACGTCGTCGCCAGGGTGAGCAGGCGCGGCGCGGCGGCGATCGCCTGGTCGTCGATCGGCGGAACGTCGGTCAGGTGCTCGAGCTCGTCGTTCACGGCGTCCGGCCCCGCCATTCGATGACCAGCTTCGCCGTCATGTTCAGCGCGCCGGCCGTGTCCTGAAACACCATCGCCTCACAGTACTGGCCGGCGGCGAGCTCGGCATAGAACGCGGCCGGCCGGATCGGCCAGGCTTGGGCCGGCGCGGTGCCTTCGCCGCCCTGGGCCGTCGAATCCGGCGCCGCCGCGCCATTGAGCGACAGGCCGGCCAGGCGCCGGGATCCGGTCGTCGCCGCCCACACGACCGACACCGTGACCGCCCACAGTCCGGTCGGCCAGTCGGCCGGGATCGTGAGCCGGGTCGGATTCGTGACCAGGCTATGCAGCCCGTCGCCGTCGCGGTCCTCCGTGTCCCAGCTGATCGCCGTCCAGGCCGACGCGTTGATCGACTGATTCGCCGCCCGGCGCAGGATCGCGCCGCGCCAGAGGGTGAGCGTGTTCAGGTCGTCGGCCGTCAGCCGCTCAAACGCATCCCAGACCTTCGGCGCAGCCATCGCTAAACGTCCTCCGTTGTCGCGTCGACCTCGACGCCGCCGGCATCGCCGCCGGTGAGCTTGACCCGCATCCCCAGGACCCGGACCGTGCGGTCGATCGGCGGGTCGACGTGATCGTGGACGAGCTGCCAGCGATCGCCGTACTCGGCGGCCACTACCGGGATGACCTCGTCGGGCCCGTCCGGGCGGAGCGTCCCGAGCGCGCTGAGCGCCGGCGGCGCCGCCAGGCTTGCCAGGATCGCATGCGCCCAACGGTCGTACGGGTCAGGCGGCGACCCGATGACGCCCGATCGAATGAACGTCGCCCAGGCCGACCAGGACCCGTAGGTCCCGTCCGTGTCGCGGACCCGCATCCGCCAGCCGTATTCGCTCCCGAGATTGATGATCGAGCCGGTCGGAGGCTGCGCGTCGATTTCGTTGGTGGCCGTGTTTATCCCGGTCGTCTCGGCGACCCGGTGCCATTGCCAGAATGAATCCGGTCCGCCGTTGACCCACAACGCGACGTCCAGGTCGTAGGCGTCGACCTCGAGCCCGAACGGATGGTCGTACTCGGCCAGGAACGTCGGCCAGCCGTCGAGCCCGATCGGCTGAAGCAGGGTCGGCGCGTAGGGCCCGGCGACCTCGTCGACCTCGACCTCGAGGGTCGGGATCCGCGCGCTCGACGCGTGAGCGCTGTACACCTCTTGAGCGTCGTCCGGGTCCGCCTCATCCTCCGCGTACAGCACGAACCCGAGCCATGCGGCGCCGCCGGCGCCGGCGATCCGATTCCGCGGCGCCATCGCCAGGACCAGCGCCGTGACGTCGACCAGGTGATCCGTGTTGTTCGCCGACGGGATCGTCGTCGCGACCTGGCCGACGGCCGTCGAGCTCGGGCCCGGCCAGGTCGTCGGATCCGGCGACCAGTCGTCGTCGTCGACGTCGCCCTCACTGCCGATCCAAGTCCCGGTCGCGCGCCGGATCAGCCAATGCCGGCGGGATCCCGCGGTCGCGTGGACCTGGGTCGACGTCCTGACCCGGAGCGTCGCGCTGACGAGCTCGCCGCGCGCCGGCCAGGTCGGCTGCGGGAACCCGATCGCCGCCCGGTTGCTGTCATCGCCGACGGGCCCGACGACCAGGTGATCGTCGCGGCCGGCGCCGAGCGGAACGCCGGCGACCAGGCCGAACCGGCTCGACTTGTGGGCGGTCAGTGTCTCGGTCGTCATGTCAGCGCGAGCTCGTCGACGCTCGAGCGCACGGCCGCGGCGCCGTGGCGCCGGCGCGATCGATCGTCCTGGTAGCTCGAGGGGTCGTGATCGGCGACAACGACCTGGTTCCGGATTCGGCGGAGCTCGAGCCCTGTCTCGAGCTCGGACAGGAACACGCCGCCGCAGTTGATCGTGATTGACGGGTCCGGCGCGTGGACCTCAGCCGAGCCGCGCCAGGTGATCCCGCCGGCGCGTGTCGGGGTGAGCTCGGCGAGCTCCGCGAACCGGACCCGTTGCAGCTGCGCCGTGAGCTCGCCCGGCTCGAGCGATTCGCCGGCGCGCTGATGCGCCGATCCGCCCAGGAAGTCGACCCGATCCGCCCAGCCGGCCGCGGCGAAGATCGTCGCCGCCTGGTCACGGGTCGCGCCGGCCGACAGGTCGACCGCGGCGCCGTCGGTCGACCCGAGCTCGCCGATCGGGTCGGTGCCCTCGAGGGTCGACTCCGATGGCCCGATCGCATGCGTCCAGGTCGTCAGGATCCCGGTCCACGCCGGCGAGCCATCGGCCAGGATCCGAATCGGGAGCCCGACGCGGAGATAGTCGACGAACGGACTCTCATCGTTGAGCGGATCGAACAGCCGCGTCGTGTCCAGGAGCGACACGATCAGCCGGCCGGCGCCCACCTCGGTCAGGACGCCGAGCGGCGAGCTCGCGCCCCAGGACCAGGACGCCGAGAGGATCATCGGCGCGACGGACTCCCAAGCGTCATCGGCCGGCGTCAGGACGCTCGACGCGTTGTCGAGCTCGTCACGGTCCAGGACCAGCGGCAGCGACCCGAAATCGCCCTGCAGGTCCCACACGACGCCGGCCACGACGCAACCCGCCGGTAGGTCCGGTGGCGGCTCGGGCGGCGCGACCTCGATCCGGAGCGCGTCGACGGTGGCGATCCCGCCTCCGGTGGCGACGTTGCTCGAGCTCCGGATCGACGACCAGGCTACGGTCGCGACGCCGGCGCCGGTGGCGGTCGGCGAGCTCGAGCGGATCGACGATGCGTCGACGGTCGCCACGCCGGCGCCGGTCCCGACGTTGCTCGAACTCCGGATCGACGATGCGTCGACGGTGGCGATCCCGCCTCCGGTGGCGACCGGGCTCGCGGTATGCGTTTCGACCTCGATCCGGAGTGCGTCGACGGTGGCGATCCCGCCTCCGGTGGCGACCGGCTCGGCGGATCGGATCGTCGACTGGTCGACGGTGGCGATCCCGCCGCCCGTCCCGACGTTGCTCGAGCTCCGGATCGTCGACTCGTCGACGGTCGCCACGCCGGCGCCGGTCCCGACGTTGCTCGAGCTCCGGATCGACGATGCGTCGACGGTGGCGATCCCGCCTCCGGTGGCGACCGGCTCGGCGGTATGCAGCTCGCCGGCGGCCGCCGGCCGGATCGCGACCGCGACCGCTGCCCAGGCGATCGACGTATCGATCGTGAACGCCCCAGGATCGTCGGAATCGGCCGCCAGGTCCCGACGTGCATGGCCGAGCGACGCGCCGCCTGACGTGCCTTCCTCGCCGTTGTGGAGGCTGCCATAGCTCGCCGGCGCCGCGGTCCAGGTCGTGCGCCCGTCGTCGGCCGCGCCGATCGCCCAGAAGAGCGTGTCCTCGGTCGACGGCCAGGACGGATTTACCGCGGTCGGGTTAGGTGACGTCGACGTGCCGAACGCCGGCGTCCCGACGGCCATCGCCTCCGTTGCATGCGAGCCGCCGACGCGCGACGTCCAGTACCGCCCGCGCTCGCCGCCGCTGATCGTGAGCGTCCAGGTCCCCGATAGCGCTGACGCCGCCGCGACAATCTCGGCGACCGCGACGAGCGGACCGCCGGCGCCGTCGTCGTCGACCCGCTCGACCCACGGCGCCGGGAACGTGACCGACCGGGCCCCGGTGGCGTCGAGCGCAATGAACACGACCAGGCGATCGCCGATCGCGACGCCGGCGGGATACGGGACCGCGAAGGTCGTCGTATTGCCGCCGGCGCCGTCGTCGATCGTGCCGGAGCTCGGCGTCCCGATCGGCGCCGGGAACGTCATGGGTCAGGCGTCGTTGAGATCGAGCTTCGTCGTCCCGGACTCGAGCCGATAGATCCCGGTCGCGCCGAACGCCTCGTCGGTGACGTTTTTCTTCAGGTAGCGCACGGTGCCGCCGCTGTTCCAGTAGCTGATCCAGCTGACGGTATCGCCGCCCTCGACCGCGACGTCGACGTCGCTCGTGAGCGCGCACTCGCCGCCTGACGCCGCGTTCCACGCGATCGTGCCTCGAGCGTAGCCTCCGCCCGAGAGCTCATTGTCGGCCGCGTTCGCCGCGCCTGGGTCGCCCGAGTGCAGCGCGACCCGGACGGCGACCGCCCGTAGCGCGTCGAGCATGACGTTCTTGGCGGTCGCGTCGTAGTCGTTCGCCATATCGCCCTCCGATCAGCCGCGCGTGACCGCGCGCTCGAATCCGGTCCAGCCACCATTCAGCGCCGCCCAGCGGCGGATCGCTCGCACCACGCCCTCGGGGTCCGCCCCGTTCGCCTGGACAATGAACGTCGCGCCGGCGACCGGCCCGGCGACGCCGCCGGCGGGTCCGGCCAGGCCCGTGAGCCCCGGTCCCGTCAGGCCGCCGATGAAATCGCCGATCGCCTTGAGGGGGTCCAGGTTGGACAGGAAATCGACGACGACGTCGACCGCCTGTTGGACCCATCCGATGAAATCGGCGATCGCCCGCGCGATCGTGCCGACGATCCGCGCGGCGCCGGCCAGGACCGACGCGAACGTCCGGAACAGCGGAATCACGACCGGCAGGATGGCCGTGATGAGCTCGCCCAGCGCTTCGATGATCGGCAGGATGGCCGGCAGCAGCGCGTCCAGGATCGGAAGCACCGCCGAGCCGATCGTCTCGCCGAGCTCATCCATCGCGATCGACGCGCGCTCGCCGGCGCCCTTGGTGCTGTCGCCGTAGATCTTCGCCTGGCCCGCTGCGCGTCGCTGAGCCTCGGCCAGGACTTCAGTCGAGCTCAGGCCCTTCGCGTTGACGCCGACGAGCTTGGCGAGCGCGGTCGCCTGGCCGCCTTCAGCCTTCGCGACCGCGGCCGCGGCGGTCGCCAGGTCGATTTTCTTGAGCCGCGCAATGTCCTCCGCGGTCGACAACAGCTCTTGAGCTCGAGCCATGTCGCCGGTGACGCCGACCAGCGGCGTCAGCGCGTCCCGGACCTGGGTGTCGGTGAACGCCAGCTGTTGACCGGCCCGAATCGCGTTGTCGACCTGGGTCGCCCAATCGCCGGTCGCGGCGCCGGCTGCGTTGATCGCCTGTGCCAGCTGGTCGGCCTCGAGTTGATCCTCAGCCGCCGCGGTGCCCAGGTCGCGGAGCGTGTCGACGACGACGGCGCCGATCGCTACCGCGCCGACCGCCTTCGCGACGAACCCGACGTCGATCGAGCGGCCGAACGCCTGGACCTTGCCGCCGCCTTTCTCGAGCTCGCCGGCGAGCTGTTTCGTGTCGCCCAGGATCCGGACGACCAGGCCGAGCGTCATCGGCGGCGCCTCGCCTGGCGTCGCTGGTCGCGCGCTTTCTGTCGCAGGTACTCGAGCACTTCGCCGAGCGTCACTTTCTCGAGCTCACGCGGCGGGATCCCCGACGCGCGCCAGAGGGTGACGAGCCATTCGTCCCGCGCTCGTTCCGCGCGGGCCGCGTAGGGTCCTCCGACGGCGTGCTCACGACCTCGAGCTCCCAGGTCGCGACGTCGTCGTAGGTGAGCCCAGGCTCGCCGCGACGCGCGATCAGCCATGCCAGGCCGACGACGAGCCGGCCCTTGACGTCGCCCGATCCGGTGCGGAGCGCGGCGCCGAGCTCGTCGGGCGGGACGCCGGCAATCCGGGTGAGCTCGAGGAGCTCGCCGATGCCGAATCTGGACAGCGCCAGTTTCGACGCGTCGATCCGGGCCCGTCGCCTGGGTCCGCGTTGCTCGAGGATCGCTGTCAGGTCGACGACGTCGTCGTCGGGGGGTCGCTGGTCGGCCATGCTGCCTAGCCTCCGTGTCGCCGGATGATCGATGCGAGCTCCGTCGAATACTCGCCGACGATCCCGCCGCGTTGCTCGTCGATCGCCTGACGGACGGCGCGCGTCGGCTCGATCCCGCGCGCCGGCCAGCCGTACTCCTGCGGTCCGGCGTACTCGAGCGCGTTGACGACGCCGCCCCGCTCGGCCGCTTGCCAGGCGCCGGCGAGCGCGCCCGTCGCGCGCCGGGTCCGGGCCCGGACGCGACCGACCAGGCTCGCCCCGATCCGGCGACCGGCGACCTTGAGCTCGGCGGATTCCTCGGCGATCGCCTCGAGCGCGCGAACCGTCGGCCGCACGCCGTCGACCTGAGCGCGGAGCCGTTGCACCGGGATCAGGACCCGTCGTCCAGGACCGGCGTCCCGACGATCGGGAGCTCGAGCTCCATTTCGGCGTATTCCTCCGCGGTGCCGCCGTACGGGGGTCGCACGGCGCGCGCGGTCCCGGTCATCGATGGCGTCGACGCGGCGGCCGCGACGCCGTACGCGTTGACCTCGAACGGGACCTCTTCGCCGGCGTGATCCCAAAGCAGCCGCGCCAGGCGACCGGACGCCCAATCCTGGACGCCGTTGAGCTCGAGCGTGAACGTGTCGGCGCCCTGTTGACTGACCGCCCCGTCCGGGCAGAGGGGGGTGAACGTGACGACCTTGCCAGGCTCGGGAACGACCGCGACCCGGTTCACGTGACAGGCGACGTCGACCGCGGGGTCGACGCCGAACGTGAGCGTCACGATCGACTCTTTCATGAACAGCGGGGTCGCGGCGATCGGTGGCATGTCGGTCAGTCCTCCGTGATCCGAACCAGGGTTTCGACCGGCGCGAGCTCGGCCGTCAGATAGGTCCCGCCGGCCAGGTCGAGCGCTACCGCGCGAGCGGTCCGCGGCGTCGAGTGGCCGGCCAGGCGATCGAGCGCGCCGGCGGCGAGCTCAGCCAATCGCTCGAGCTCCGGGAGCCCGTCGACGTCGATCCGGCCGGCGACCAGGATGACCGACCAGGCGACGGTACGCGTCCCTGCGCCGCCGACCCGCGACGGGGTCAGCCAGGGGTCGCCTGGTCGGATGATCGCGCCCGGCGCCGGGACCGGCTGACCGGGTCGCTTGACCTCGAGCCCGACGGCCTCGAGCGCTGCGACGACGACGCCGCGCGACGCCGCGAGCTCGCCGCTCACGCGATGCCTGGGTTGTAGCGCCGGAACACGGGCCCGAGTGCGCGGACCAGGTCCCGGCCCAGGCGAATGACGTCGACGCCGTCGACGTTGACGACGCCGTGCGGAGCCTGACGCTCAGCGAACCCGGCCGCGCCGTCCTGGACGGCCGCTCGGCGCACGATCGCCTCGAGATTCGCGTCGATCGTCACGCCGGCGAGCCGGTGCGCGATTTCGGCCTCGAGCGCGTCGGCGACGAGCTCCGCCCAGGCGGTTTCCTCCGCGGTCGGCGATCCCCGGCCGGCGTGCTCGAGGATCGCGGCCGCGGTCACGTACGGCGCGGCCACCTATTCCGCGGGCTCGGGCTCGGGCTCGGGCTCGGGCTCGGGCTCGGGCTCGGGCTCGGGCTCGCCGGCGAGATTCGCCTTCGCCTCCGCCATGTCAGCGGCCAGCTGCGAGCGCGCGTTCTCATCCACGCGTTGACCTCCGTTCAGGTTCCCCGAGCGCTACGGGGTGACGTCATAGACCTCGACGATGCCGGCCGGCAGATAGCGCGCGCCGGCGCCCATCGACCAGTACGCGACATTGCGGCCGAGCTTGGCGACGTCCTCTTCGGACGCCTGGAACGGGCCCGCCTCGTGCCAGCGCGCGGCCTCGCGGTTGCTCACGATGAACTTCCCCGTCGTGATCGACGGGTCATGCAGCAGCGGCAGATTGCCGACGGCCGCGGTCAGGGTCGACAGGTTGACCGACCCGATCGCGTTCTGAACGGGTTGCGGCTTGAGCAGCACGGCCGCCCGCGCGAACGCGGCGGAGCCGGCGAGCACGAACTCGGGCGGCTGCCCAGTGGCGACCTCGACCTGGACCGCGGCCGCGACCAGGTGCGTCCAGAGCTCGTCGGCGTCGACCGCGCTGATCGCCTCCGCCAGGTCCTCGGTTTGGGACCCGGACTCGAGCTCGGTGACGAATGCCGCATTCGTGACCAGGCCCCAGGCCGCGAGCAGGATCCGACCGTAGACCTCGAGATAGCTCGGGCTCGAGCGCCGGATCAGCTGGTAGGCGATGTCGGATCCGCCGGCGTACGTGACGATCGCCTCGGTGCCTTTCTTGATTTCGACCTTCGCGCTGGTGATCTCGGTCTTTTGGGCCGCCTGGACGCCGACCAGCGAGCTCAGCGTCCCGTCGTAGAACGGCCATTCGATCGACATACCCACGTCGCCCAGCGGCGCCGGGCCGCCGAATGCCGTGATCGATCGACGGCCGCGGTCCAGGATCCCGCGGACCGTTTGCAGGACGCCGGGGGTCATGACGCCCGCGTTGTTGTCGGTCGTCAGCTGGTCGGCGAGCGCTCGAGCGGCGTAGCTCCGGAGCTCGGCCGTCGCGTCCGCCTGGGCGGCCGCATAGACCAGGTCGCCGAGCGAGCGGAACCCGCGCAGGTCGGCGTACGGGTCGACGGCGCCCGCGCCTGAGCCCTCGAGATGCCGGCGGAACGCCTCGTCGGCCGCCCGCGCGGCGAGCTCACTGACCTGGGCCGACGTCAGCGGGATCGGGGTCGCAGCTGCGGCCGCCCTGGCCGCCGGGTCGACCGGACCCGGACATTCGTGCGCGATGCCGAGCTCGAGCTCGGCGCCACAAACCGGACACGTGTTCACTCGCGAATCCTCCCTGACCGATGCCGTCGCCCCGACGTATGCCGGCGCGTAGGTGAACGCGATCGCCCCGAGCCCGCCGACCATGACGTGCTCGACCAGGTCGCGCGATCGCCGAGCCATCCGACCGAATGCGAACTCGATCGACACGCCGCGGATCCCGCCGGCGACGCGCTCGGCCGCGTCCCGTGCCGCCTGGGACGTGAACAGCCGGCCGCGGTAGTGCAGCCCGTCGTCGGCGTCCTCGAGCTCCGCCGCCCCGATGACGTTCCCCTGGTGGCGGTCCAGGATCGCGACCCGCGCGCCCTCGAGCGCGGCGATCGCATCGCGGAACGAGCCCCGCGCGAACTGCTCCCGGACGTTGGGCCCGAGCTCGCGCGTCGCGCCGGCGCGGGTCGGGATCCCGTACGGGACGGCGATCCCCTCGACGGTGCGGCCGTCGGTCGCACTCCCGCCGGCGTCGCCGGCGTCGTCGCGGATCGACAGCGTGCCGCCGGCGTCCAGCTGATGCATCGTTCGGTCGCGGCGCGCGTAGCGGGTCATTGCACTCCCTCCGGGATTGACTCGAGCTCCGGAGCCGGCCGGCCCGTCTCGTCGAGCGATCGATCGGGTGGTAGCCCGAAATGGGTCCGCGCCTCTGCCGGCGTCGTCCACGGTCGGCCGCCGGTCGCAATCTGCATCGCCTGGGCCCGCTCGAGCAGCGTCCCGAGCGTCAGGTGCGAGACGTCCAGGACGGCGCGGCGGCCGACCAGGTAGTCCGCCGGGAGCTCGTCGCTGATCTCATCGGCGATCGGGCCCACGTACCCATCGAGGGTGTAGCGGACCAGGTCCAGGCCGGCGGATTCCGTGTTGGCATAGATCATCGAGCCCGCGGCCGACGCCACGTTGACGATCCACGCCGGGACGCCGAAATAGCGCGCGGCTGACTGCGCCAGGCGGTCGCCCGATTCGCCGATGCCGGCGCCGGCCAGGTCGACGCCGAGCGCCTTCGCCTCCGCGCCCTTGCCCAGCACGGCCGGCTTGCCAGGCGCCTCGATCCGTCGCTCGACCCACCGATTCGCGATCAACGCCGCGTCGTCGTTGCTGAGCTCTTGATCGCTCGTGAGCACGACCTGCGGAGCTCCGCCGTTGGCCCAGAAATCCGCGGTGTACGCCTCAGCCGCCCAGGCCGCCGCGAACACGTCGCGCGCCAGCTTCAGGACGCTCCCGAGCTCGGCGGTCACGGTCGGCCAGTGGGCTCGGCGCACGAACCGAACGTCGTCGTCGCTGACCTCCCGGCGGCCGTCGATCAACAGCCGGCCAGGACCGATGCGCGACAGCGAGCCGGGGGTCAGCGGGACCAGGCTGAGCGCGACGCCCTCCGAGTCACGGCCGACCCGCTCGAGCGCGCACACGTTGTACAGCGCCAGGGTCGCCGTGACGCGCCACGCCCACGCCCGGCGGGTCATGCGTGCCATCGGTCGCCGGACCAGTCGCGAATCCGGCAGCCGCTCCGTGCCGCGCCACTCCGCCCAGGTCGCCGACGCTACCGCGTCGGCCAGGGTCCGGACGCATGCGTAGACAACGTCGATCGCGAGCGCAGTCTGTTCGCTTACGTTGACCAGGTAGGCGGTCGAGCCCGTGTCGTGACCGAGATACCCGCCGGCGAAATCGTGCCGCTCGGCGAGCTCGAGCTCGGCGCGCCGGCGCCGCTTGCTTTTACCCATGCGACGGGTGGGCCGGACGGGCTCGACGCGTCATGCAGGCCGCGGAGCCCGGTCCGTGAACGATCGCCGTCGCAGAAGCGACCCGATACCCACGGGTCGGAGCATCGCCGGCGGGAGCGGCCGCCACAACGGCGCAGATTCGGCCCAGGACGGCCGGAATCGGGCACCGTGCGCCTGAGTGCCACGTCGAGCCCGATCGCCCGGCCTGGGCCGGCAGGCGGCCGCTCAGGCGAAAATCTGCGGGACCGTCGGCTCGGCCTCCGGGCTGATCGCCGCCCAGGTCGCCCAGGCGACCGCCCGGAGCGCGTCGACCTCGCCCAGGGAATCGCGGATCGACAGATACCAGGCGCCGGCGTCGACCGGGCCCGATGGCCGGGCGGCGCGCGCTTGCATCGCGAGCAGCGGGTCGTCGGCGTGCGTGAGCCGGCCGCCGACGAGCTCGGAGCGCAGCAGCTCGGACGCCTGGCGTAGCTGGGTCGCGTTCAGGCCGACCGACGCGATCCCGCTCGCCGCGGACCAGGCGGCGACGTGCGGAGCAGCTGCGGCGGCCGCGGAGTAGGCGACCGACGCCGGCCGCCAGGCGGTCGCGACGGTGCGGAGCTCGTCGATCAGCGCCGCCGGCGGGATCGTGGCCGCGGCCGTCGAGCTCGCGTCCAGGTCGGCCACGACGCCGGCCCAGGCCGAGCCATCGCCGAGCCGGATCGCGGCGACGATCGACGCGCGCCGCCAGGTTGGCACCGCCTCGATGCCCAGGATGACCCGCGCGCCCTCGAGCTCCGCCGGCGTCATCGGTTGCGGCGCAGCCTGGCGCGCCCACACTCCCGCCGGCAGCCAGGCGCCGGCCATGTCGTCGACCCACAGATTCAGCCGCTCGGTCCGGTACGCCTCATCGGTCAGGGTCAGCCGCTCCGACCGCACGACGTCGAGCGGGATCCGGCCCTCGGCGATCGCCGGCGTCGACTTGCGCGCGACCTCGGGGTCGTCGGGGTCGTCGTCGTCGTCGGCCGCGTACCAGGTCATCCCGAACCCGGCCGCCGGCTCGAGCCCGTCGATGATCCGGAGCCCACGGTCGAAGAGCTGTCGGAGCAGGATCGAGCGAGCGTCGCCGGCGGTCGACGTCAGGAATGCGAGCGGTTCGGGTCGTGCCGTCTGGGCCGGGACCAGCGCCGACCAGGTCTCGACGTCGC